ATAAGGCAGACTAAACAGCCTGCCTATTTTGTTTTATTTCACTCCTCCAAGCCATTTGCAAAAGCCTATTTTGTAGTTGTTTGTTCCGTTTACATTATATCTTACCATTGCTCTGTCATTAAATATTCCAAAACAATCACATCTTTCTCGTGGATCCAAACTTCCTATTCTTTTTGTACAAGCTGTATCTGCATATACAACTTCTGTTGTACTTCCATTTTGATATGTTTTCACTGGTTCATCACTCCCACTTTCTATTTTTTCATTGTTAACTGGTTTGTCTTCTAAATAAGAACTAACCATGTCTAAAAATCTTTGCCAGCCTAAATCTAAAGTTCTATGTGGACAATATTTATTTGCAAAATCTTGATGTTTCTTTACTTTATCTATTCCCCAATCGTATTGTTTTAATAAATATGCGGTATATTCTGCAGCTAACTTTTCTGCTTCTTCAAAGTCATCTCCTCCAGATTTAGAATAACAGATTTCAAGAGATATTCCTTTTCTATTTCCGTTGCCATTTCCTCCATCTCCTGCATTCCAAGTATTTCTATTAAATGGTATACCTTGCACAATTCTAGTATTATCTATTGCACAGTGGAATGATACTTTATTGTTGTTTCCAATCATATATGATATTTCTGCCATTGCAGATGCATCATTTGCTGTATTATGTATTACTATAAACTCTGGTGTCATTTCATGAGGACATTTTATATTGTATTTGCTCTCTGGCACTAGCATCTTAGTTATTTGCATTGTCATCATCTCCTATTCCGTCTGTTTCTGAATTAGAAAAATCATTTTCTGCTATATTCTTTTGATATAGTTCTTCTTTAAACTCTACTGTTTCTATTTGTACATTATCTTCCATGAGTTTATTCCTCCTCGATTTTTATACATTTATTTTCAAATTTTTTATAAGCATCAAAATATAATTCTTTCTTATCTCCGTTAAATGTACATTCATAATACATTCCGTCAAATAATGTTGTGCTTAATAATGCTTTATGATTTTGTAATGTTTTGCAATACCACACATCAAAAACTTCAAACTCCGGTATATTATCACTTTTATCTAAATGTTCAAGTGCATATTGCTTTACAATTTCTTTACATTTTTCTATAAATTCTTTACTTCCCATTTTCTATTCCTCCTTGTCTACTTCTGTTTTATCTGTCTTTCCTTTGCTGAAATAATATGTAAATACAGCTGTTACTAAATTTGTTACTAATACTAGTATTGTTTCACTTAATACTGCTCCAAATAAATTTGCTATTACTATAACAAACAATAATAATATCATTGCTATTGTTACAAAACTTTTTAAATCTTCCCATGCTTGTTTCATAACTATTACTTCCTTTCTAAATCTTCTATTCTATGATTTGCAACTTTCATTTGCTCTTCTAAAACCGGCACTCTTTGTGCAAAATTATTGTGTGCTCTTACTTCTCTTGTTAATTCTTCTAATTTAGTGTCTGTTACTGCTTGTTGAGTTGTTAATGCATTTTCTATTCTTTTATTACTAGACATATTTGAAAAGACTACCCCTACTAGAGATAGCCCTCCTGTTATAATTGCTACGAGAATTGTCTCACTCATACTATTCCTCGCTTTCTTCCCATGCTGCAGGATAAGTATCAGGACTCCACACACAATTATCCATCTTACATATGTATTTCTTTCCGTTGAATGTTACTTTATCTCCAACTTTGTATGCATCATGTGCTCCGGGTTGGTTGCACATACTCTGGATATTTCTCAGCAGGCTCTGATGGCTCTTCTGTTGTGCTTTTCTCTTCTAATGCTTTTACTCTTGCTTCTAGATTATCTAATTGTTTTTGCATGTCATAACTGTTTTCTGCTCTAGCATTTGAACGAGCTAGATTGTCTAACTCGCTCTTTTCTGCTTCTGTTATTCTTCCTTCGATATACATTTTTGCTATTTTATAAAGCATATCTTCTAATTTGTAATCTTTTTTACTAATTACACTTTTTATTATTTCAAACATAGTTTCCTCCTAACTGATACTAGCAGACTCTAAAGCTGCCAATCTGTTCTCATAATTTTTATTTATTGTGTCCTGGTCTTTCTTGTACTCTACTTCTACACTTGCTAATTCATCACTTAAACTTATATTTGTTATGTTTTTGTATGTGTATAGTTTTTGATTTCGTACTACTTTTTGTTCTGATGTTAGTTCTAAGTCAATCGGCTCTGCTAATTCATAGCAAATTATTATCGGTGTTCCTGCATTGTACAATTCTTTTAATTTCTCCTTGAATTGCTGAAGCGTTGTAATTGTTGTGTCACTTAACATTATATTTATTGTTTTACTATTAGATGCACTCGACACTACATCGTCATAAGATGTTTTGTTCCAAATCATTCCACTTTCAATGTTTTTTAGCATGTTAGATATTATTTTTCCTTTTATTTTGACTGAATTAAGACTTAAATAAAAATAATTCAATTTGTTGGCGTTTTGAGCTTGTACAAAATTTTCATTTCCTGTCAACACTAGCTTACCCCACTCATGATGTTCTACACTACCTATATAATCTCCAGTTAACATTTCTTGCTGGATTGGCATTATTGCTGTTTGAGATTGATGTTCGATATACTCTTCAGTTTGATTTCTACTAATAGAAATGTTAAAATATTCGTTAAATTTGTCATAGGTCAAAGCAGCACCACCATCTCTCAAACTATAAAAACTTGGTTTTATATATTTACATTTTTGTGATAAATTTAATTGTTTTATTGTATTACCAATATTAAAGCTCGTATCATATATTCCTGTTGTAGTTCTTTTTATTGCATTGTAATTCTCATCAAATTCCATAAGCCAAAATCTTGCTAATGTACAACTTTTTAAACATTTAAACAACACATATATTGTTTTATTATCACTGATAGGAATATAATCGTCTGCTCTTGCTCCCTCTGCAGATGTATTTGTCTTTCCACTATCATTAACAAAATATCCCTGAATATATTGTTCATTAAATAAATTCTCATTAGATACATCTTTTTCTACACTACCTTGATTATATGGAGAATATGGTGTTGCTACTGTGCCTTTTTCTATTTTTACTCTTGCTGTAAATGAATATGCCTTGTCTTTTTCTATATTAATTCCTAAAATTATTTCATCCTCATTATTTAATGTGACCACTTTTACTCCATTAGTTGAAGTTAATTCTACTATATTTTTTTTATTAATATTACTATAAAACCAGAAATATGGTGAAGTTCCTTCTAGCCACTCTGCTTTAAAAGTATACACTCCTTGTAATTTTAAATAATTACTAATAGCAAAAGTAGTAGTTACTGTTGGTATTCCTTCAATCTTAAAACTTCCATCTTTATATTTAGTTAGTGTTAATCCTTTATTTGTATAACTTTCTTTACAATCGAACTCGTTCACATTACTTCCTACTGTTTCAATTTTGCTTGGATAGTCTATGCTTGGACTATCTGGTATTCCTTGCACCCACGGTTTTGAATCTGAGCCTTCGCTTATTAAACATTTATATGCCACATTAGATATAATATTATTTTTATCAGTCCAAATTCTATAAAACACTTCTGTATCTTCGTTCAAAGTAAATGAGGCACCACCACGACCGTTAATTGTTGCTATTACGCCACCCGATTTCATTACAAGAAAGCCTACATTTCCACTCGGTGCATCACCAATTCTCTGAACCATATGCCAATAAGTTCCTGCTTTTAATTTCTTCTTTATCTTGAAGTCTATATTGGTTGATGCTGTTGAAGTTTCATTTATTGTTATTACTCCATCTTTAATTGTTAATGTAATACCATTTTTTGTTATAGTTGTATCTTCTAAAATTAAAAGATTATCGTTTTGAATTGTTTGTTTTTGATAATGCCTACCTCTAATCTTCCAATTAAAATCAAGATTAGAACTATCTTCTATGTGCACACTATTTCCACTCACGCTCGCACTTGGTATTTGCTCTTTAATTAGCTTGTTTTCAGCTTTTAGAGCTTCTATTGTGTCGTCTTGACTTTTATTTTTGGAATTTATATTTTCTATATCATTTTTATTTGCATCAATATCTTTTTGTGATTGTATTAGTTCTTCTGCATTATTATTAACTGCTTCTTTTGTCTTTTCCCAATTTGCATTTAAATAAGCTTCTACGCCAAATGAATCTGTATTACTTTCTGGTTGTTCATGTATATTAAAATTTTCTATCTTTTTTACTGACATATATACCCTCCTAAACATCACTTGCTTCTTTAAATTGTTCTAATGTTTTTAAATACTTATAGCATTCTTCTATAGTTTCATTTTCCGAATATTCTTTTTGCACAAAACTTGTTTCTATAAATATATTCATACTTTTATTTTCATTTGTGCTATTGTAATATTCTTTTTCTTTTTCTCTTTGCTGTTCGGATATATAAGAAGCAACTTCTATAATATTACAGTTATTTGTTATTTTGTTTATGCTTACTATTCTATGATAATTTGTAATTATTCCATTATATAATTCTACTTGCTTTTTTAGCGCCATTTTTTCCTCCTATCTATAGCCTACAACTCTATATATTTTTAATCCGTTTGTTGTATCAGTTCCTGAAGTAGAACCATAATAAGCACTTCCTGCCGCTTTTACATTTAATGCGGTTCCACTTATTAAAATTCTCAACCATTTCAAGAACATAGTACCATTATCATTATATTGTAAATCCGTTCCTAACGTTGAAAGTTTTCCGTCAGGTGAATATATCTTTGTTGAACCATACAAAGTTCCATTCCAATGTGGATAAAAATAAAATATCTCTAAATATGTAAAATTAGCTGCTGTTTCATTTAGAGTTATTGTTCCTGTTGTTCCTGACGAATTGTCATATAATGTTGTAACTTCAAGTATATTGGCCCACTTTGACCAATTACCACCGTTAACTGCTCTTCGACTATAAATTCTACTTGTAGCTGTACTATAAAAAACTTGCCATATCCAATTACTTTGTTGATTCCATGTATCTCCATTCATAACTTGTGTACTTAAAAATCCGTACGGATTTGCGTATGGTGGATTTTTAGTACTTGAATTTACTTGATAAATTCCTGTTGTTAAGGCTGTATCAAAATCAACAGCAACACCCATATACGCTTTAACAAGTCGTGAATTTATATATGCTTTTCCATTTACTTTAAATTTATCCTTGTTCCACTGAATGATTGGCAATCCTTGCGAAACTCTTTGAGAATAAGTTATTGTATTGATTTTATCTGATATTGTTAATACAAAGTCATAAGAATTAGTATAAGTAAAACTTGTTCCTAAACTTATAGAAGATCTTGAATAGGCATTGCCACTATTAGTTGGAGTTATTGTTGTTGTTCCTTCTGTATAAGAACTATCTGTACTTAATTTCCACTTATAACTTACTGTTAATGTGTTTGTTACACTTCCAAACGAACCATTGAACCAATTTCCTGAATATTTAAGATTAATTTGTCCTGTCGTTGGCGAAGGTCTTGAAAACGTTGCGTTTACAGTTGGAACAATATAGTTTTTTACTGTAGGTGATAACTTAACTGTTGTTGAATATCCTCTACTGTCTGTTACAACTATTGTAAATGTACTTGTTTTAACTGGTAAATACGTTTTTGTTATACTTGCTCCAGTTCCTACATTTGTTCCATTTACTGTTACACTTTTTATACTTCCCGCATTTTTTTGTAAAGTTGTTGATATTACTAAACTTCCTATAGAAGCATTTAAAACCATTATTTTATTGTTTCCCGTCAATGCTATTGTTTTTGAATTAGTATCTGTTAAAGTTGTTGTAAGGGTTGGCTTAGATACACTTTCTACTGCATTTGCAACAAATGATGTTGACGAAGAGCCTATTACAGTGTTTCCACTATATGTAGTGCAAGATATTGTACCTGTTCCACTTTTACTGTTAGGTATCATTTTATAAAAATCATTTGGCAATGCAAAATTAACACTTGTTGCAGATGTTTTTGTTGCTATTGTGCCACTTAATGTTCCAAACTGATATGTTAACGTATGTGTAAAAGATGCACTTGCTCTATTAATTACAATAGTTGTATTTGAACCGATATTTCCACTGCTACAACTTATTGAACTTGTACGCGGAATTGTTGCCAAAATTGAAGAAGTACTACAACTACCACTTCCAATTCTTGAAGTATCAGTGTCCCACGTTCCTGTAACGACTAATTTTTTTGTTCCATCTGCGCTGTGTCCTATATTTCCATTCCAAGTTGCCAACGTAATTGTTTTTGCTTGTCCTGAACTAAATGCTAGATTAGAAATACCATAAGTCATAGCTGGATATCCATCTATTGACATTGTTCCATAAGTTTCACTGTTTGTAAAAGCATAATATGAACTTCCATCAAATGTTAAATACATTTTTACTGTAACATTTGAATAATTTTCTGCTATATTTTGTGAATTTACCGTTATAGATTGCCATAGTGTGTAATGTTCACCATAGCTGCCACTCATATTTCCCATTTTTTCCTCCTATTCTAGCCAAAAAGTACCTGTCCATGCTTCTCCATTTTCATCATTATAATCTTCAAATCTTGTATGCTTTCCTACAACTAGATATTTTTTAACTGTCATATTTTTAGATTTTACAATTGTTTCTCCTGTTTTCTCATCATATCCTGCAAATAATAAACTTTCTTCACTACTTCCTGTTGCATCATTTATTTCAAGTCCAGCCTCATTTAATTTTGATTTAGTTTTTGCATTTGTTTTTTCTATTGTTAGACCATCTTCATCAAAAGTATAGCCTGTCGAAGTCTTGATTTTCGTTACACCGTTTTGTTGAATTTCTTTAGATATATCTATTGCATAATTGGTATCCGTTTGTATTGTTTCGACCGATTTTGATATTGTTTCAACATCTGATTTTTGCGCACAATCATTTATTTTTCCAATCACATCTTGATAATTATTATTTATATTAGTTTCATTGCTTTGCACTTTATTACTTATACTGTCTAAAGTTTGTGTATGCTCTGTTATTTTTTGAGAGTTTTCTGTTGTTTCTTGTGCTAACTGAGTTAATTTTAAGGTTTCTTCATCTATTTGACTTTGAATTTTTCTATTTATAAGTTTCTGATTTTGTTTTCTTGTTGTTGTTTCTTGTTTTTGTTTTATTGCTATTTTGCTTTTTATATCTGCTATAAATCGCTTATTTAATGTCATTTCGCCTTGATAAATTACCTTTTTTCCATCAATATTAATCATATCTCCAATATCAATAGCTGGGTTTATTATTGTAGTTCCTTCAAAACTATAAAAAACTAACTCTTTCATAGCATCATATATTTTTTGAATATCATCTTGTTCACTAATAAATAAATTTTCTTGCCTGATCCAAAGAGTATCTTTTGTTTCATCTCCGACCTTAAATGTTTCAGTTCCATTTTCATATGCAACTCTTGATATTTGATGTTCTTCTCCCCATTTGTAAGTTTTAAAAAGTCTTTGAGGAATTGTTTCTGCATCTTCTCCAAGCTTTTTTATTTGAATTTTACCAGTTCTTCCAGCACAACAAATTCCTCCAGCTTTTTCTGCTATATAACTCATATATTCTCTTGCTTTTATTTGGTTATCATAAGTATATATTTTTTTGTCTGAATTAAGAAAAGAGCTTGTTTCTAATTCAAGCCCCTTTTTTTCACATATATTTGCTGCTATTTCACCAAGAGTTGCATAGCCTTTATCTTTTATCAATTTACTAGCATCATAATATCCATCATCTGCATCTAATTTTATAATATTATCTACTGCTTTTATGTTTATTACATTATTGTCTTCATCGTTATAGTCATCTACATTATAAATTCCGTATTGGCATCATCTCAAAACTATCATCATGTTTTGCTAAACTTTTTACTTGTAATTTATTTAGATCGCATACTAGCATTTTATTTAACTCTGCAACTGTTATAGCATGATTTACTAAAACTCCGTATTCTATTCGTATTGTCTTAGCACTTGTTATTCCAGAACTTTTATGTATTTTCATCTCTATGTATTGACTCGGAACACTTCCTAGTTCTAATTTTTCATCAAACAATTCTCCACCATGTTTAAAATCTAGCAAATATTTTGGATTTAATAATACATCATCTATATAAATATTAGTAACTGTTAGTGCGTTGCTTTTATATATTGTTTTTATTGCTTTGTCTGTTAATCCCTTATACATCATTTACCTCCAAGACAATTTGTTTTTGGGCATCTGTTAATTCTTTTTGCATTAAATTAAATGATGTTTTCCATTTTGTTTTTTCTGTTGCCGTTCCTTTTTCTGTTTTTATCATTTCAACTTTTCTTTTTGAAACTCTGAATTGTGCATTCTCTAGAAAACCACCCTTTACAACTGGAACTTTGACATCTAGTATAAATGGATTTTTAAATGTCTTTTGGCATAATTCTTCGGCTTCTTCCTCTGTATTAAAATCCCATGACATAGAAAGCTTTAACATTCCTACTGCAATGGGATTATCAATTAAAGAACCATCATCATTTGATGTATAACTATCTTTATCGGTATCTTCTATATCTGCACTATATGTACTTGGTGTTGGCAGATTTTCTGTCTTTCCATGTTCTCTCCATATCATAATTTTATCCTCCTATTAAAGCTTCTATATCTTTGCCTGTTCTTCTTGTTTTATCTCTTAAGTCATCTAACAATATTTGTCCTAATTTTTTATCTCCTACATTTACTGTTAGATATATTGGTCTATCAGTATTGTTTGAAAAATTAAAACCTGTCAAAGCATCTTCAAATCTTTCTGCTAAACTTGAAGATTGTACATTTACCGGCTTGATTCGAGATGTAGTTGTATCTATTTGGGTTAAAGGCTCCGTATTTATTGTATAAGACATTGTACCTGCTAAATTTTCTATTTCATTTTTTACTTTGCTAGTATTATCTTTTATTCCTTTAACCATCAAGTCAATCATATCTGGCATGTATGTATGGAAATTGCTTAACGGTCCAACATCGGGCTCTGTAAAGTGTAAATAGTCTTTTATTTTATTTGCAACTGAACTTACTGCACTTGTCACTTTATGAATGTTATTTTTTATTCCAGAGGCCATATTATCTGCCAGGTCTTTTCCCCAAGCTGATGCGTTTTTTCCCAAGTTACTAAAAGTATTTTTTATTGAATCAGACATACTTGACAAGTTTTTATCAGTTTTAATATCATTCCAGCTATCTGTTATTTTTGTTTTAATATCATCAAATTGTTCTCTAGCTTTTTCCTTTATATTTGAAAAAGTATTAAATATCACTGTTGCCATTCCTGCTTTGCTTGGATCGTTTTTAATGTTATTCCATGTTTCTGTTACCTTATTTTTAATGGTATCAAATTTTTCTTTGGCCTTTTCATTTATGTTATTCCAAGTATTTGTAACATTTCCTTTTATTTCTTCCCACTTTTCATTCGTTTTACTTTTCACATTTTCCCAAGTATCAAATATATTTTCTTTTATTTCTTTAAACTTAGTTTTTACGTTTTTGCAAAATTCTTCAAATATTCTAGCAACATTTTTCCAAATACCTGTTAAGCCATTTTTTAAGCCTTCTATAATAAAGTGCCCCTGTTCTTCCATGACTGTTGATGGTGAATGTATTCCAAATACATTTTTGAATCCATTTATAAATGGTTCAAATATATTATCATTAATCCATTGCCCTATTCCTGCTATCGCATCTACAATTCCATTAAATATTCCTCTTGTAATATCTCCTCCACACTCTTCTATTTTATCATTGAAATAATCTCCAATACCATTAAAAGCATCACTTATTAGTGTTCCTAAAAAAAGTGAAAAACCTCCAAAAGCAGCACCAAGACCTCTAAAAAACGCTTGTACAATTCCACTCCAATCTATATTTTTGATGAAATCTTCAACATCTCTAGCAATTTGTTGCCAATCTATTTCTTCTAAAGCAGTATCTATACTGTCAAATATTCCTTTTATCCCATCTCCTAAAGTTTTTCCAGCTGTTGCCCAATCTATGTTGTTAAAAAATCCATTTATACTATCTCCAATTGCTTTTCCAAACTGTTTCCAATCAAATGTTGTTACAAAATTGTAAGCAAAATATATTGCTGTATTTATTCCTTGTGCAAATGTATTTCCAACTTGACTCCAATTTATTGCTTTTATTCCACCATTTAAAAATTGTGCAATATTTGTTCCTATGTTTTTTGCTGTGCTTTGTATTTTATCCCAAGGTATACTATTCATTGCATCATTTATTTTTTGACCAATTGTTTCTCCAACCTCATACCAGTTGCCGTTCTTTATTGCATCAATTATTGAATTAGGCATATTTTCCATTTTTGACAAATCTATATTTGGAGTACCTGAGCTTCCACTATTTTTTCTATCAGAGACATTATTAATTTCACTATGTACATTTGATAAAGATTTATTTGCTTGTTTTGCACTAGAAGAAGCACTTTTCATTGATGAAGCTGTAGCTTTTGCAAAAATATTTACTCCTGTCAATGCATATGCAACACTTTGAATTGCTCTCATTAACTGATATACTAAATTTGTTACAAATTGAATAACTGGTGCTAATGCGCTTCCCATAGCATATTTCATATACTCTATATTAGCATTTAACTGTTTAGCTCCTTCATTTTGACTTGATAGCCAAGATTGAGCAGAATTACTTAACACAGAATATATTCCACGCAAACTAAATAACGCTGTAGCATATTTAATAACATGCCCAAATCCATTTTTTAGTCCTGAGCTCATTTTATTTACTTGATTTTTTATATTTGCTAAAGGAACAGATATTTTTTCAATTACTGGTTTAGTCTTTTTAGCTTCTAAAAATAGCTTTGAAAAGAAATTTCCTCCACCCGATTTTTCTATTTTTTCTTTTTGATTATATAATCTATCTAATTCCACTTCTGCTTTTGCAATATCTTCATCACTTAATTCAATTTTACCTTTTTGAGCATTTTTTATTTTAGTTTCCAACTTATCTATTTTTAAATCAATTAATCTTAATTGATTTTCGCTTTTTCCTAAGTCAAATTGATCATCACTCTTAAAAGCTTTGCCGCTAAATACATTGTTAAAACTTTGCTTTACAGCCTGTATAGTAAGTTTTATTTGTTCTGCTTCTTGTTTAAATACATCAAAAAAACTACCCAATCTATTTTGAGTAGTTGATATTTGTTCTATTTCTTGCCTTGTTTGTTTCACTTTATAAACAATACCATCTAAGTCTTTTACACTTCCAGCAAATCCTGTTATTTTCGAAAAATGTGCATTTTCTTTCATTTCTCTTAATTTAACCTTAGCACTGTCTAATAAAGCGTTATATCTAATTACTTCATTATTTAATTTGTCACTTTGTTTTTCTAATCCAACAAAATTTGGATCTTGATATAATTTTAACTGTGTAAATTGATTTATCCTTTTAGGTGCTGCATCTGGCATTTTTTTTGTTACTTCTTGTCTTTTTTCATCTTCTATTTTATTTAAAGCACCATTCGTTAAATTTAATTTCAATTCTCGTTCACTTATTTTTTTTTGTAAACTATCTATTTCTTTCTGAATTTGACTTATTTGTTTTTTGGCTTCATCATTGTTTACTCTTATTTTTATATTATTGTTTTCTAAACTTTTTCTCATTTCTTGTGATTTCTTTTTAACAAAAACTCCAGCTTGATTTACTTTTCTTGAAAATTCTTTCATATCCATTTTTGAAAATGCTTCTTGTGATTGTTTCATTGCTTGTTTTATAGCTGGTAAGAACTTTTGAAACTCTTTTAATGCTTCCTCAACTTTTGCAGTTACAACTATTTCTATTTCTTCCACCGTCATAAGATATTCCTCCTTTCTGTATTTTTGCATAAAAAAACACCTACCTAAGTAAGTGTTTCTTAATTATTTTGTTTTTTAGTTGCTCTTAATGGTGCTCCGACATTGTCTCTGAAGCTTCCCAACAGTATCTTTATTGTATCTAGGAACCATCCAATCATACATAACCCAAAAGTAAATGTATATAATAATCCTTTTCCTATATTTCCAACATAATATTGATGTAAACCAAACCATCCTCCAAATATGCACATTATTAATGCTGTATCTTTATTTTTATCTGATGTCATTGTTTGATAATGAGCCATATATATCTCCTCCTTTTTTATTTATGTGAAAATTATATTATAAAATATTTAAAAACATTGTCGAAAACTGTCGAAAATTTATTTTTTTTATATTTTTTTAACCTTTAAACAACATTCTTTGTTCTTCTAATGTTTGAACTTCTTCTTGTGACTCAAAAAGTTCTTTATAATTATCTCTAATAAGGATTACTTTTGCATTTTGGTTCATGCAATCGCCTGCTATTAGTTTGTTTGTTGCTGCTTCTTGTAAATTTATTGCATCTATTAAATCATCATTTTTCTTTGCCAAATTCGCCTGGCAATAATTTTTTATTTCAGAATATCTACAATTCCAAAACTCATGTGGTTTCATTCCCCAATAATATGCAAACATTTCTAATGCATTTATTAGTTCAACTACATTTTTGGAGTTTTTTATTTTTATATTTATATCTTTTAAATTTCTGATATAATTTGTTCCGTCATTTTGTTTACAGCTACTTCTGCTGACTTTCGAATTAATTCGTTCATATTCATTGTTGACAATGGATTTGATGTCATTTCTTTTAGTTCTTTCTTTGACATCTTCTTTTTGAAAAAACCCTCTTCATTCAACGCCTCTGCTACTTTTCCATATAAATCATTAATTGTTATCCCGTCTGCTCTACATTCATCCATAAAATCATATACTTCACCAGATGTTGCAAATACACTTTTTCCATCTTCATCTTCTGCTAACTTAAATATTATTTTTGACAATGCTTCCATGTCTAGTTCTGAATATGCTTTTGTAAAAGCTTCTTCAAAATTTTTGTTTTTTAGTAGATTAGCTATGTCTACTATTTTTCTTGTTTTTAGTACTAAATTAATTGTTTTGTTTTTCGTTTCTATTATCATTTTTTCTCTCCTTTGCAAAAGAGAGAAGGCTCAAAGCCTCCTCTTAAAATTTTGTTGAATCTCCTTCAACTGGATATCCATCTGTTTCTACTACTTTTGAATTTTTAAATACCCTCATAGTATCTTTTATGAAATCCCCATCATTCATTTCTTGTCCCGCAATATCTATTGTACACTTTACTGTTTGTACAAGTGGTTTACTTGCAACTGATGCTGTTGATTCTGGATATTTAACAAATAAATATATTTCTGTATCTGCATCTGCTATAACTCCCATTGCTTTATGTTCTTCTTGTATAAACATCATTTCAATATCAACAGCTTCTGCTTTTCTTTTTCCTTTTGCCATTCTTTCTTCGTCTAAATCCAATGCACTATATGTTTGTCCTTCTTTTAGTGTCTTTAATTGTCCTACTTTTTGAACATAACCAATTTTAGTTCTAGCTCCTGTTAATGTTGTTGCATATGACACTTCTGCCTTCATTGCAACTTGTGGTGTTGTTGTTACTGGTGTATCTTCCATTTCTAATTCCTCCTTATTAATTATTTTATAAAATTAAAAGAGGTCGTTATAGAATTATAACAAACCTCAAATATTATTGTTATACCGTATTTTTGCAATATAGGATCATATACTGCTGGACTGGTATTTGTCCTTATAAAGTTATATTCTTGAAGTTTTGTATCAACTTCATCTGTCATTTGCATAGCCTGACGTTGCTTTTCATTCCAACAAGTTATTGATATTTGAAATGTAGAACGAATTGGAAATGCATTTTCTGTTTTATTTACAGATTTCAAAGGTGTATGTAATTCTAAACAAGGAAATTTACTTGTAGTTGTTGGATTTGTTAATATTTGTTTATATTTCAATGATTCTAGTTTTTCATAAACTAAATCACTGAACTCTTTTATACTTAAATCTTTCATTTACACACCTCTTTCAACATTTCTTCTATTTTTTTCTTTGCAACTTCTACATTCTCTTCTCTACTTTGGAAACTAGCATCACCCATAAAGTGATTTGCTTTACTTCCATGAGCTATATAAAAATCTATTCCTTGAATATTTACAACTGGATATGATAATGCTTTTTCGACTTTACTTACAGGAATAAACCATTCTGTATAGCCACTTTGAATGAAGTGTTTGGTTTTTCCCACATGTTCCATCTCAGCATTGGCACCAGTTCCAAAGTGTTCAAAAAATAAATATGAAACTCCATTAGACATAAATTTAGAAGGGTCTGCATAAGTCCTTCCTTTTACCTCTTTTGTAGACATATCAATCATTTCAACTAATATGCCATCTTCATTATGTCCTTTTTCCAACTTTATTGCATAACCTCTAATGTTATTTAATACATCTTTTGTTATTTCTTTTGCTTTCTGTGGTAATTTCTTAGTTATAGCCTCTATATTTTTGAAATTATGTTTTACTTTTATATTACAATTGAAACTTATCATTCTTGCACCTTCTTACATATATATAAATAAGTACTTCCGATTTTATTTTTATCAGTTACTTTATATTGAGGTTTAAATTTCTCTAATTTTGAGATATCTTCAAATGATATTCCATTGCCTTTTTGTATGTCATATTCACTTGTTGTTCTTCCTTTATAAGTGCTATAATCAACTTCACCAGTAGATTTTCTATCTAACTCATTGACGTCTTGTTGCATATTTAACCAAGCTATGCCTTTATATTTCCATACTTGGTCTGGCTCGCCGTGATCTTCTATTTCTTCATATTCTGATATATATACCTTTGTTAAATCTCGTAATAACATTATTTAATCCTCCTTAATCCAGATTTTATAATGTCATTTCTTAGTTTTTCTATAATATCTTCATATGATGTCGAAATAGAACCTTCATTTCTGCTTGTTAATCCTTCTGCACCTCTACAAAGATATATTGCTTTTACAGCTTTTTTTATGTATGGAAATAACTTTGTATCATTCTTTTTTCTATTAGAAATATCAGAGGCAATAGAGCTAACTTCCTCTAATATTTCTTCTAATACCTCGTCGTCACCTCTATAATTAGGTCCTAAATCATTTATTATTTTATCTATATTATCGTCCATTTTCTATTGCCTCCTATTTTTAGGCCATTGAAGCAATTGTTGCTATTCCTGCTTTTTTAGCCTTATTCTCTGAATTAACTTCAACAATTACTATTTTTTGTCCAGTTGTTGCTGTGATTTCATCTGTTCCATTCCAAGCTGTGTATCCAGATGTACAAACAGCATCATATTCTGGCATTGTTGGATTAGCTGCTGCTTTATATTTATAGCTGTTTCCAGAAGCTAAAGCTGGTATAACGATTATTTTTGTTTTTCCAGTTGATGTTCCTGCTACTGATGTTACAGTTAACTCTGCAAGTTTAGCATCTGTTACATAGAATATTGTATCTTCCATTAAAGCTTTTGTTCCTTTATATAAGAAATCTTCTAATGCTACAGCATCATCAAATGGTACTTTCTCTGCTCCATACTCTGATACATAAAATGGTTGAGCAATAGCTCCATCCATCATTACAACAGCTTTTACACCATCTGGTAATCTTGTTGATTCATAAACTCTAACAGAATCATACATACCAATTGCTTGTTCTTTTGGATCTGTTCCATTTGGTAAATCATCAAGAATTTTCTTCATTCCTTTTCTATATTCGCTATCTACTACAATAACTAATAAATCTGACTCTATACCATCAATAAAGTCATTCTTTAAAGTTCTTGCTTTTTGTAATAAAGTATCAATTGTATCTTGAATGTTGTCTTTTGCTGGTACTTCTGTTCCTCCTAATACTTTGGCAAAAAACTCTCTATCTAGATATCTTATGATAGCTGATTGATGATTTACTTTTCTTTTTTCAGCCATACCATCGATACCATAAAGTTTTACGTCTTTTCCTTGCAATTCCTCTACAATTTCTTTATCTGTATCAATAACAACTTTTACGGGTTTTGCTTTTACTTTATCACCTTTTCCAGCAGCTCTTGCAGTACCTTTATCTTTTAATTCTGCATTTACAAATCTTTTATATTCAATTACTCCACCTTCTGGATTTCCAGAACCATTTTTGGCTTTTATTTGTTCTGACACTGCTCTTGCAGCAACATTTTCTAGTACTCCACTTAATACTTGTTTTAAATTATCCTTTGTTTTGCCATCTTGTAGCATTATATTTAATGCTTCTTGTGTAATTTCTCCCATTTTTAATTCCTCCTATTTTTTAATAACTTGCTCTAGCTATTGATTTGTTTCTTTCATTATCAATACCTAATTTTTGAGTTGGAGTATCTTCTTTTAGTCTTTCATTTACTGCTTTTTCAACAGCCTTATTAAAAGCGTTTGAAACTTCTTCAATTTTCGAATTAATTTCTTCTGCCTTAACTGTTTCAAAATTAAAGAAAGTCAATAAAGATATATCCAATCCTTTGTCACTTGCTATTTTGGTTGCCTGTTCTTTCAATTTATAAGCATTTAATTCTGCAAGTGCTTTTTCTTTGTCTGTTCTTTCTTTCTGTGCTTGATATTCAAGTTTTTGCTCTTTGTTCATCTTTGCTAGTTTTTCAGCTTCTGTTTTTTCACTATTCATTATTTCTTCCCAGTTTGCTTTAGCTGTGTTTATAGCCTTTTGAACTCTTTTATCAAACTCTGCTTGATTCTTTCCGTCTTTTAAGAAATCATCAAATGTTACAGGATTATTATTTATTCCTGTATTATTTGCTCCCGCTGGTTCAGTAACTGCCCCAGTATTAGCATTATTTGGATTTACATTATTTTCTTGTTCTTCCATTTTCTACTCCTTTTGCCCCAGCCATTGCTTAAGCCCCAGCCATTGCGAATTTGTATTCTGTTGTTCTTTATAGCCTGCAAACAGTAAAAAGGCATAAAAAATAGACGTACGTCTACGTCTAAAAATTTATAATTATAAAATGTTAATAACTTATTTATTATCTTTATTCTTTTGCTTTCATATATCCATCAGCAAAATTATATTTAACTACCCAAATAATTGGTCTAAATATCGTAATTATAGTAAATACAATCCAATACCAAGTTGGCATTTGTAATTTAACGCTTAATATTAAAACTAATAACCACATATTATTTTTCCTCCTTATCTTCAAATGTTGCTATGTAATTTTTCTTTATATCAAAGTTAATTACCTCACCTGGTATTAATTTTGCATAAATTTCAATATTAGTAACTAATTTTAAATCATTTGCTATATCACTTGCTCTTTTTATTAGTTCTTGTCCTATTGCTATAATAGATTTCTTTACATTTTCTTTTCCATTTGGTGTTAATCGTTCTTGCATATTTCCTACCTTCTTTCCATAATAAAAACACCTACTTTTTAGTAAGTGCTATTTGCTTTTTCTTATTTGAACTGGATTTTGTATGCTATCATATTTATTGGTTAATTCTTCTATTTTTGCTTTTATTCTTTTATCTATTTTATTGATGTCAAATCCATCAGGATATATCTTAATTAATTCTTTGTCTAAATCAACAATATATTCTTTTTTTAACAAATCTTGAATTTGTTTTTCTGTCATTTTAAGACCTCCTTAATATAATTGTATAAATTTATATCTTTTCTTTTTAACAACTTATTTTTTTCAAAATAGCATTTAAATCCTTCAGAAAAATATTCTCCTAAAGTTTTAGAATTAAATGTAAAGTCTAAATAATTTAATTTGTAATTTCCATCTATATCTTGTTCATACACTCTTCTTTGATACTCTGAAATGAATTTGTTTCCATCTAACCAAAACTCATATTCTTTTCCATACCCATTTATATTGTCTGTATGTATTTCTTTAATATTTAAACCATTTTGTTGTATTTCTATGTATTTTTTATCATGTAATAGATCTAGTTTTGTTTCTATCACATGTCCAATTTCATGCAATATTTCATATTCGTTACTATCATTTAATAAATGTATTATATTATTTTTTCTATCATAATAACTATTATTTTTTGATATTTCAAAGGTTGTATCATTTATAAGTTTTCGAATTTTTGTTGGCAACTTGTTTATTGCTTTCTTTATATTACTATCTAGATTTTTGCTATTAGTATAATTATTTTTTCTTATATAATCAACATTATTATACTCTGTTTTTTCTTGTTTTGCAACTGGTGAAACATATCTTATCGTACTCCTGCACCAATGCCAATAGTACATTATTGGAGGTAAATTAATACCAGGTACTAACCCTTTTACCCTAACTGGCATAAGCTTAATATCTTTTTTACTATTTCCCCAATATCTATCAAACTTATTCTCTTTGTTAATATAAAATCTCATCATATTCATTGATTGACACATCTCAGTACTATGTTCATCAGTTACTGCCCAAAATTCAACTTGTGCATTATCATCTGCATTTAATTTTATTCCTTGTACTTTTGCTAAATTGTTTAGTCCTATCGTTTGCAAATCCACTGCACCTGAGATTTTATCATTATTTATATTAAGTTTTTGATTGTTTTGTCTGCTCATTATTGTTTGAAAATCACTAGAATCGATTTCTAGGCCTTTTTGTCGTTGTATGTTTAGAATTGCTTGTTTATATATTTGTTGTGCATTATATTGTATTGTTGCTTCAATATATTGTTTCCAAGTTAGTCCGACTATAGTTTGGTTGGTCTAATAACGCAAGAAACAAAGCCATTTGAATTATTGATGGCTTTTTCTTTTTATTTACTTCCTGTTGTCCTTGTTCATAATAATAATTTGCATCTTCATACATTATCTGTTTTTCTTTTTCTTCAAGTTTGCTTTGTTCTTCTATGTATGCACTATATATAAGCAATTCTAGTATTTCACTATTCTTTACTCTTGTTCTTTTATAAATATTATTTGCCAGTACAGTAAAATAATTATTATTTTTTAATAGTCCTTGCTCTTTCCAACCTTCTATATATGTATTTATTCTTTTTTTGGTTTTATTATCTGCTATATTATATATATTTTCTTGTGTAAAATTAAACGTATCAAATATTTCTTGGAGTTTATTTTGAGTTTGCCTGCTTGTCCTTTGATATATTATTTTCAGTTTTTGCATCTGTTGGTCGTGATACTTCCATATTTCCACTTATATCACCTACTTTTTCATTAATGTCTTTTGGTTGATTAGTTTCTTCTGTTTTGGCCATATTTTCTAAATTTTTTTGAATATTCTCTTGGTTTTGCTTGTCCATTTCAGCAAGTTCTGACTCTGCATCTAATCCAAATGGTAAATGACTTATAATTGATTTATCACTTACTAATCCTCTTAATTTTAACCAAGCAGTTGTAAGACTCTCTGTATCCGTAGGTAAATTACGTATTAATATAACGTCTATATCTCTAAAATCATATTCTTTACCTTTTTTTAGATTTATTCTTGCCGTTATCATCTCCCACATTCTCAAATACTCTTTTCTAAACAAGTGATGTGCCTGTTGTAATACTTGCTCTAAAGGGAAAAATTTCTTTTCCAATGCAGCTGCATTATCCGCATTAGTAAAACCTAGGTCAGTTACATTTGGTACTCCAGAAATCATTAGTGCCATATCTAAGCATGTTTTTTTATGATTTTCTGATGCAGTATCATTTATATCCTTTATTATCCAATCTATATCTCCATCTTTATCTGGAGTATAAAATACTTTTGCATTTAAAACAGCTTCATCTTCTTGTACTCTTGCAGGATTTACTGTCATTATTATATTGCCTTGTTTATCTTTTTGTTCTTCTCCATTTTCATTTAGCAACGGAATTAAAGGGTCATTTGTTGGTGCAAATCCCGTTACCTTTAATTTGGCATTATCGTTATAATCAAAAATATTAGCATTATTTTCAATTACTTTTTCATTTTTATTTATTAAAGTTATAACATTTTCAAAAAATGACATTCCATAAGGATTTTCTACTGCAAAACAAGGCAAGTCAGTCCATCTTACTGGTTTGTCACTACCATCTACTTCTTCAAACTTATATTCAGCACTCTCTGTAATAGTCTTTTTTTCTATTCCATCGACAAATTGCTTTTTATAGTCTTTGGTTATTATTTCTAAGTGTGTTTCAATTCCGCCTGTTGCTGTATTTTCATACCAACATCTTAATAATCCTATTTTTGTGCTTGGTACATCATAATTCCATATAGCGACTGTATTCAAGCTTGAAACATTGGCATACACTTCTTCGTTGTTCTTATTTTCATACACTAATCCATAACACGCTCCAGTTGTAATATAATCAAGTACACAATCATAAAAAAAGCTACCATTGTCATTATATTTTGCAATATAATCAATAATAGCTTGATAGTCTTCTGGATCATTCTTATCTCCAAAAACCTTTTTAAATATTCTTTTTAAAATTCCTTTTTGAGTTTCATTTATGTTCTTAACTTTAAATTGAGGCTCTTTTCCTCCAAAATATCCACTTGCAATAATACTTATATAATATTCAAGTGCAACAATAACATCTTTTTTGTCATATTTTCTTGTAAATCTATCTTGTAAGTATTTTCTGTGCATAAATATTGGCAATGCTTTTCCCCACAACACACTTATGTTTTGATTTATATTTACTTCACTTAAAAACTCATCTTTATATTGTATTTTTTCTACAAAACTCATTATTTTTCTCCTTTACATTATACTGTTATAACCAAATTGTATTGTATTTGGTCTTGGATGTTCATATACACCCGTTAAGCAATCCTCAGCATCATCA